GTTCTCTGCCCTCCCTACACGCTAGGGGTGCCGCCATTGACCTTGCGCCAAGCACCAATCAGCTCCGTGAGCATTGGCCTAGCAGTGCCAACATGCCTATCGAGGTGATGGAGGAGTTTGCCAAGGAGGGTTGGTTGTCTGCCGGGGCTTTTTGGCAACGGGATTCCATGCATTTTCAAAGTACGAGATGAAAATCCCCCCATCCATAAGCATTGGTGGGCAAGATGTCGAAATTGTCATCGAGAAAGATTTAGCAGAATATGGTCTTTTTTGTCTTGACGACATGCGTATTACTCTGCGTAGTGCCGATGCTGACATTATGGAATCGACCTTACGCCATGAAATGATGCACGCCGCCTTCGCAATTGGGGGCATCGCGCATTGCAAACCTTTCGAGGACATGGAGGAGGGCGCAGTCCGTTGTCTTGAGAACATCTTCTTCCCTGCATGGGAAAGGGTGGTTGCTAAACCAAAACGAAAAACAAAATGTACAAAAAATTCCTCGTTGCCGCCGATAACCACGGTTGCCTAGTCTCGGAAGAGGCTAAAAAGAAGATACTCGACTTCGCTAAAAGTTGGAAACCCAACTACAAGATTCACCTCGGTGACTTGTGGGATTTCTCACCACTCCGCAGAGGCTGTAGTCCAGAGGAGAAGGCAGACGGCATCTCTGAAGACTACCAAATGGGTCTGGAGTTCCTAGACGCATTCAAGCCCGACTACCTTACCCTTGGGAACCATGACGACCGCATATGGATGAACTCAACCAAGTGCGCTGACGGCATGCTTCGCGAGCATTGCGCTAAACTAGCTCAAGCCTCCGAGGACGAGTTCCGTAAGCGTAAGATTAAGTGGGTTCCATACCACATCAGTAAGTATCTTGTGCTGCCAGAGGGTGGGCCGAAGTTCATCCACGGGTTTAAATCATCAATACATGCCGCCAAGGCCCATTACGATGGATGGGGTAGCGTTATTCATGGACATGTTCACGCTCCAGCAACATATTATGCTCGACATATAGACGGTGGAATGGCTTTTTCTGTTGGTTGCTTGGCTGACATTGAACAAATGACATATGCTGATCGCTATCAGGCTAAACACGGATGGAGGCAGGGATTTTTATTTGGCCTCATAAACACTAAAACTGGCTCTTGGCAGGCATGGCATGCAACAAACGAGGACGGAATATGGGTCAGCCCTCACGGAATACTTTAAGATGAATATTGATTGGGAGTGGAAGCGTTGGGATGTCCGTGCCGATGGCAAGGTATTTTGGAAGCGTTGCAAAAATAGAGCGACTGATTCATGGGTGAATTGGGACTGGGCCATTAAAGAACAAGATAAAAGGAGAATTGCAGCAAGCAAGAGGGCAGTTGAAAAGCGGGATGAAATTAAAGCATATCAAAAAGAATACCGAAAAAACAACAATGAAAAAATAGCATTCCATAAATATTCTCATTACTCGAAAAATAAAGAAGCATACAAATCTAGGATTAAGTCTTGGATAACTGACAATAAAGAAAAATACCTCAATCGTATGAGGAGGTATTCAAAACATAAATCTGAGACAGATCCAATGTATGCCATGAGGAAAAGAATGAGAAGCAGGATGTCATATGCTTTAAGTGAATTTGGGTATACAAAAAAATCAAAAACATATGAGATGCTTGGATGCAGCTGGCATGACTTTGTCGCTCATATTGAGTCTCAATTCACGGACGGAATGAACTGGAGTAATAGGGATCTGTGGCATGTTGATCACATAATACCACTTGCATCAGCAAAAAATGAAGAACGGTTAGCGGCTTTATTTCATTACAAAAACACAAGGCCGTTATGGGCCTTTGACAATTTAAGCAAGGGCTGTAAATTACCTAGTTGATCCTGTAGCCGATCACCAACATCAACCAATTGTATCCGAACGACGACAATGATAGCTGTAATCGCAAGCATAATTGTATTCGCCACCCTAGTTGTATGGGTGGTGATCTTCTGTTCCTCTAACCAAGACTACTGGTACTAACCAATGAAAACGAAACAAGCACTAGACGCACTAGACAAGGCAATAGCCCTAATCGGCACGGAGTTAGCCCGAAGTGATGATGAGTTTACCATCACGGAATACGCTGAACGAGCCAACCTATCCATCCCCCAAGCCTGTAGCATCCTGCGGAAGAAAACCGCCGAGGGTCTGCTGGTAATGCGTAAGAGCAGGGTCAATGGGAAGAGTACCAACATGTACTCTGTGGCCAATTAAGCACACATTCTGGCAACTTGTTGGCTAGGATGTCACACATTATGTAAAAGTGGACATATTGTGTCCACTTCTGCGTATGCTTACACAGCTGAAGATTTTAATCCCATCGAATTCGACGGGATTAGACGAGCGAGGCGTCTGGGGTGTTGTTGGCTAGATGCTACCCTGTTTTCGGTAGCTTGTCCAGTTGAAGTGTAATCCAACCCCGTTCTCGCGGATTCTATCCAGCACCGCCGCTGATAATTTGGAGGCAAACTCCTCCCGCGAGTGGTTGGAAATGAGTATGGTCGGCCTTTCGTTTTGATAACGAGCGTCGATAATACTGGTGATCTTCCTGTCCTCGAAGGGAGTCTCGCCGCGCTCTTGGAACTCATCCAGCACCAGCAGTCCAGCGTCAGAGTACTTCTTGACCACCGATAGCTCCGATTGCTCCGAGTCTGAGCGGAATGTGTCCTTGATCTCCATGAAAAGGTTGACCGCTGTGGTATAAATAGCGGGTCTTTCCTTCTTGCTTGAGTTCCAGCCCATGCCTCCAACGGAATAATGTGTGTCCTTTGGTACGCATTTCTTGGCTAGCTCGTAGGCCATGCGGGTCTTGCCCGTGCCATTCGTCCCGTACATCACCACAATGCCCCCAGAATCGATTGTAGCGAGGGCTAGGCGGTAATGACCCCACCAGTCGTCTCCAATGGCTTCTGGGGCATCCTCGAAGCGTTTGGGGAATCCTTTGAGGGAGTTCATGCTCTGCGCCCCCTTCTGCGGAATGAGGCATCCAGAACATCCGTGAGCTGGTAGAACTGCCGCTTGGCCTTGAACTCGTCCCAGTTGACCTCCTGCGTAGGCTCGATCCCCTCCGACTCCTGCGTCCTAATTAGCCTTTCTACGGCACTAGAAAGCGAGCAATCTATCCTTTTGGCAAGGCTATCCACCCGCTTGAATGTCTCCACCGAGAGGGAGACCCGGATGTTAATCTTCTTGTCTTGGAGCTGGTTCCTTTTCCTCCCCGACCCGAAGCCGAATTTCCGCTTCTGGTTCAGCTTCCTGTTCGATGGTTGTTTTTCTAAAGATTCGTTCATAGTTTTCATTGTATCGTTTGGTATCTACTCGTCTGGGTGAGTCGCCCTTGCCTGCACTCATGGTGGTTATCGTACTGATTTGTTTTATTTACAAGACCATTTCAATGAGTCAATGTAAAGTTTCTCAATTTCATCTGCACTGGCGTTGTTTTTAATCCAGTTAGCCCTCCAAGATATTACCCTCACATTTCCCTTGGTATATCCAAGCTCTGGAATAATCTTGTCAAGTGATGGGCTTGTGTTCTTGGGTCCATTTGTTGATATTTCTATCCCTAGAACTGGACAAATCAAGGGTATTTGGATGTCGTTTATGTCAATATCAAACTGCAACCCACCAAGACTAGCCCTACTTTTTGCGGCATAAAGAAGAGATTTTTCTGGATTTTCTTTTTTGTGTTTTTTGACAAACTCATTTATCCTTGCCATATTTGCCCTTCTGTAGGCATCTTCGCAAGACTTGCAGTTTCTTGATTTACCATCTCTTCTGAAGTTGAAGTCTGACTTCAGTTTCCAGCTTTTGCACTTGTTGCACCAGTGATGTTCGTCGCTTGGCTGCTTTGGCCTATTAAGTTTATGATGGCATGGGTGGCATGACCTTATCCGATCAAGGCTGTCACATCTAACATTTGTCATTGAACCGCAATGTGGGCATTGACATTCGTAATAAGTCCTTTTTCCAATTCTAAACGGACCGCGGATTATGTGATCTCTCATCGCCATACATCACCTCATGGACTTGGACCCGCGGCATCTCCACTTTTTTCTGGAAAGCCTATTTGGTGAGTTTTCGTCGTCCTTCCAGTCGCCTTTGATCTTCGCGCTCCTTGCACAATAGCTGTCGCCTTTGGCCGTACCAGGCCGAATCCTATCGCCGCCGTCTGCCGCTTTACCCGCCTGTCCGTACTTAACCGTCTTTGTTCTACCCGTCTCTGGGTTCTTTACTACTTTGGAAAATCTCTTCTTCATATGTATAAATTGTATCAGATTCTACGAGAAATTCAATAGCCACTCTTTAGCTCCTTGATGCCGCGATCTAGGTTGTCTTGTCGCCATTGGATGCGCTTGATTGCCGTCTCGATCTGGTCTTCTAGGTCTAGGGCTTGTTCCCTCCAGCGTTGGGCCTCTGCTCGCCACAGGTCACGCTCTGCAATTAGCTTAGCCTCGCGCTCCGCGCTCATGCCGAGAAGCCTAGCCTGCTCGTAAAGCTCATCTTCAATCTGTGTTTCTGGTGTATCGCTCATAAGAAAATTACCACCTTGTCGGACGCTGGGTGGTGCAGCGACAATGAACTAGGCTACCGACATACCCGATTGTTTTAGGCGGCAAGGCGATAGCGAGCAAAGATCTTGCCATTCTGCTTTACGCTGTCTGTAAGGATCGGAAACCCCGCATTGCGAAGCTCGTTGATCCGTGCCGATAGCCTCATGCATCCCCATTTGTTAAGGGCTTGCAGGGCGGTGATGGTCTTCCCCTTGAGGAGCCATGATTCTAGTTTGTGTGATACGCTCATAGTATTAGTCTAGTCTTGGTACTTCAAACTCGAACTTGTCATCAAGTTCCGTCATAATTGCCGAGTGAATCTCGCTTTCCAGCAAGTCCTCGGATGGTTCGTCGGTGTGCTTGTAGGCTCGGCGGAGTCCATAACGGATACCGTCCTCTACGCAGTTTCGGATTATTACATATACCCTAGGTTTCATTTTTTGTTGTTTGTTTGTTTGTTTTTCAGAACGGTTTGGAATGCTCTCTCAAGGATTCCTCTGCCGTTAAGACTTGTCTAACTGCGCTCACGAAGGATCTAGCATCCTCCTGCGATGTCAATTTGGAAAGTTCCTTCTCAAGGCAGTAGATGCACTCTCTGCCACCCCGTGCTTGATTACCACATCCATTACAGCAAGCGGAGAATGTCGATGGCCACCTTGGATTCTGATACCAGATGTCTGCGATGAGGTTCTCGATCTCTTGGTACTTCTTCATGTTTTCTAGATACTTATTCCTGTGAACCATCGTCATTCCGTCAATGATCATGGCTCCCTCCTTTTACGGCGGCCAATTGTTCTTCGGTATAAGCGGGAATTCTGCGACACGAGCTATCCCGCAACATCATTTCTATGGCGTTTTGCGCTTCTTTAAGCTCCTCCGCCAGCTTGTCGCGTTGCTCGCGGGCCTCGTCGCGTTCAAGCAATACGCAACACGCACGAAAACCAACTTCTTCAAGTTTGGCTTTCGCCTTGGCTAGTTTCTCCTCTAGCTCACGGCAAACCGAAGATAGCCTCCATTGCTCGCGTTCCTCAAGTAGCCTGTCGCGTTGCTCTCGTAGCTCGTAGACTTCTCTGGGTGTCCAGTCCACATCGCATCCACATTCTGATTCGCTGTGGGCGTGACATTGGCATCCTTCTCCGGGTGTGTATTTCTCTTTCATTGTTTTGTTCCGTATAGTGCTATGAAATGGTGTATCCAAACCACAAGGCGGCAATCATTGCCACCCCGACGAAGGATATCGGGCCTGGGAGTGGTATCCCGAACCTTTTGCAAGCTATGCCTATAGCAAGGCAAATCAAGAATCCAATTACAATTTTCATAGTATAGCCTCCATTATCATTTGTTTTCTTCCTCTTCCGTTTGAAATATTTAAGTAGTGTTCAAGCTCGACTAGCCTTTCTTCTCCGCCCCTCATCCAACCAGTCCCATCGCAAGATACGGCTCCAGCGTCATCGGCCATCCAGAGTAATCTTTCTGAGTTAACTCTAGCAACATGAACCCTTTTGAAGTTGTCCGTCCACTCGCGCAGGTTCCTCCACTTCCATTCCGTTGATCCACCGACAAAAACAACATCGGCATCAGATGGCACATCCTCCTTGGTCATCCCGTCTTGAACGGCAAATGCAAGATCGGTATGCGGAAGCACCGACTTGATTTTTGGAACCCATTCAGCCCACTTCTCAATGGTGGCCTCTCGATTTGTCACCACATCGGGAACCACAACCCAAAGTGGATAATGGCTTTTTCTGGCCCTCTCTAGTAATGACATGAACGCCCCTTCGTCCCACTCGGTCTTGTTCTTCCATGCCCCGAACGCCCCGTTGTCAAGGGCGTATGGCATCCAGGATGGTGGTTGTCTCCAACCATCTGGTGATATTAGCCAACCGAGCCGACTTGGAAACATTCCTACAAGCCGCCCAACCGCGAGTCCAGATGAATTTGACGGCATTACCATCATCTTTGGTTTGGATGTCCCTATAACTTCCCAGCTATCTGCGTTTAGTGGCATGTTGTTTTACTGCTTGGTTCCGTATAGTGCTATGAGTAATGCGTCTGAACTCCAATGCGTAGCCTTCTTGTCTGGGAATAACTCCTGCGCCTTCTGCTTGGTAATGTTCTTGTTGCCTTTCGTCATGCAGCCCATAGCCTTTTGCCAGACTTGTGGGCGCACACGCTCGAAGGGTATCCCTGCCGCTGTGAGTGCCATCTCAAGGTTGCCGTAACCTCGGCCAAACGAGAAACTGGAAACCACGCCCATCTGCGGACTGGAGGACACTTGCTCGATGTACGCCTTGTACTTGCGCCCGTCAATCGCTGACCTTGGGAAGTTGGTGATGTCGCGAACAAGCTCCCACAAGTCCTGCAAGGTGTCTGGCATCTTCTCGACGCAAGACTTCCCTCGCTCGTCAATCCATGCGATTGCGCCGTTAGCTCCAGGGTCTATGCCTATGGTGATTCTACTCATTCCAAAGTTTAAGTTTCAGCTTCTTCGCCAGTCCTATCACAGCATCTACCTCGTTCTCATCGGAGTTGTTGAAGCGGGTTTCAGTCTTGTACGCCACATACTTTCCATCGTCGCGGCGCATTGTCTTGATTCCCTTCTTCTCCTGCCACTTGAGGCGAGGTGAAAGCTCTTCTGGTAGGTCGTTAAATAGCAACTCCATACTTGTTGGCTAGGCGTTTGAGTGCTTCCATTAGTCCACCTTTGCGATGCTTGGGCGATGCCAAGGCAGACATGAGGGCCACGGTTAAATGCGGGTCGCTGCCAATGGCGCGAACTGGTTCGTAGATTTGTTTTAGTTTCATAGTGTTATTCTTTGATCGTGTTTAGTTCTTTTTTATCGCGCCAGACTTCAAGCCCTCTGCCAGTATCCACAAGGGAGAAGTTGCATCCCCTCATGTCTCGCAGAACGGTGCGAAGCCATCTCATTTCGTGTTCGTAGTCTTCTCTGTATGGGCGAGTAAGCGGGACATGTCCCAGACGCTCTGCCTCCATTGGTGTTAGCATTTCAATCATAAGTATTATCGGAAAGTGGTTTGCCCTGCGATGAACCCTCGGGCCAAGGGGATATGAGAACACTTGTCATCGCTCAACTTATCACCCATCAAAAAGGAACTCAGAAGGGTATACTATCACTATCCTCATCATCCCACTTGTCGGGCTGAAGGATCGCCTTGATTACGCTTGGCTTCTGTGCCTCCCAGTCGACGATCTTGCAGTTGCCGAGGATCGGGCCTTTCTCTCCTGCGGCCTTGCGTTCTTTGCTGATCTTCTGGACAACAAACCCATCGTATCCGTACTTGTCCTTCTCTTCACGAATCAGAACCGTAATGGAGAGGTATTTCTTCCCGTTCTTCGGTGACTCATAGAGAGCGGTCTTGTCGATCTTCGTTGTGTCCAGGCTAATGTCTATTGTTTGCTTCATGGTGTATTGTTATTTGATTGCCCACTTGGGGAATGAGAGTTCTTGGATTCCTTCAACTGCCTTCGGAAACATCTTCTCCAAGACACATTTCTGGTATTTGGCTATGGCGTTCATGTATCCGATCCGCCCCTGCTCGATGAAATCACCGGACAGGTTGACGATTGCGGTTTCATAAGGCGCAGATGTTTCGACAAAGGCAAGCACAAAATTCGTGCGCTCTAGCCCTGTGGCGGCGTTGAATAGGTCGAGGTAGAGGGCGGCTTGCCAATGGTAGCCTCGGCGCACCACAAGGGACGCTAGGTCATCAGCCTTGCCGATGCTGGAGGTGGTCTTGATGTCCACCAAGTCATCCCCTGCCTGTGGCACAAGGTCGATCATCCCGCGCACCTTGGTTTCCCCGATCTGCGAGTAGACGGCAACCTCGGTCTTGTAGCCGGTGACAAACAACGGCTGGAGGTCTAGGTCATTGAGGATCGACTCCGCGCATTCGTTGGCGGCGTTGAGTTGGGATTGCGTGATGCAGACCTTCCCTTGTGCTACCATCGAATCCCGCCATTCCTGCGCCGCTTTGGTACGGAATGAGTCGTATTCACTCACGGCATAGGTTTCGGCGTACTCGGTAGGTGTGAGAGCAAGGCAATGCACAAGGCTTCCAAACTCCATCGCCGGCGTTGTCTCCTTCGGGCCGCTATGGAACCATTTCCAAGGGCTTTGGTCAAACTCCCAGAGCATGGATTTGGAGACATACCCGCCCAAGTTGGAGGGGCTTGCGCCCCCCTCGTAATACTTGCGCCCAAGGTTGTAGACTAGTTGGCTCATGGCTCCACCTCCTTGGCCATCTTCTCGAATGCCTCCGCGATCTTGTCAGCGTGTGGTTTCACGCTATGGGGCTTTGCGCTGTCCTTCTTGGGTGTATCCTCGACAATCGTCGCCTCGACCACCTCGACGGGTTCAGCTTTCGGTTCGGGTTCGGGTTCAGCCACGAATGGGTTTGCCTTTGGTGTCACATTGCGCGGTGGTTCTGCAAAGTCCCGCACTTCGTCCTGCGTGTACATGCCCAGCGACATGTCCGAGGCATAGGCGCGTGACCAGAATGAAGCGGCGCGATAGCGGAGCATTTGACCAGGCATCGTGAGCCATTTTGAACCATTTTTGGTACTCCAACCCTCCTTCTTTGCCATCTCCAAGGTGATGCGTTCGCCCTTGAGTTCCTCGTTTGTTGCCATGTCACGCGCAACAGCGTAGCACCATGTCGGAGCCTCGTCGGAGTCGAACACGAAGCGCAGGGGCGAGAACTTCCCGCTTGCGTTCACCATGCCGATCAGCGCGGTAGCAGACCAGCTTGGCCGCCCGTGAATGATGGCAAGGTTTTGGCATACCATCAAAGGGTCGAGCCTTGTCCGCTTTGCTACATTGAGGGCAATCGCGCAGTTCGCCACATTACCCGCAAAGTCCTTGGGGACTAGGGTTGACTTTGAGAGCATCATCGCTTGCCGTTGCACAAGCTCGAACGCCTGTGTCTCGGCTTGTACCTGTGCCAGAATGCCCGTGTTTTGTGCTTCCTGCGGCACAATCGCATCTTGTTTTGTTTCGTCGTTTTCCATAGTATTAGGCAAAGTGAAAGCCCACTTCAAGTTTCAGATCCTCGTAAGCCTCGGCAAGTTTCCTTGCACCAGACACTTTTAGGTAATACAGAATAGCCGCATCAGCGTCGATGTGTGCCATCTCTGCATCCGATTTGTCGATTTCCTCCAGCATAGCCAGAGCTTCTTCAATTTGTCGTTGGTTTGTTTCCATCGTTGTTGGTTGGTTTGTTTAGGTTGTTTAATTGTTCGGCAATGTGCTTCCCCACTGCCACGGGGTCGAACAAGGGCATCCCGTCCCTCATTATATGTGGAATCATGCCATCGGCGGCCCATAGGGCAACAACGGCTGGCGGTAGTTTTAAGTCCTCCGCTATCTCGTGCAAGCTAAAAAGTCGGATCATGCTATTTTTTCCTTTAGGGTTTCTTCATTTTCGGGGGTTGCCTCATTGACCAGGCGTTGGAGGCACTCCCTCACCTTGTCGGCAAACCCGTTGCTATGCTCCACAAGGAAGCGCACACGCTCCCGTGCGTGGATGATCGCCCCGTGGTGCCGATCGAGTCGATAGCCTGTTTCCTGCAATGAATGGTTTTCGCTCCATATCGTCGCCACAAGTTGCCTAGGCTCAACCCACCGCGCAAATCGTGAGCGGCAAAGGATCTGTTCGGGTGTGACGGAAAAAACCTCCGCCACAATGCGAACCAAAAACGCGAATTTGTCCGCCTCCATGTCCTCGTAGAGTTTCCAATTAACTTTCATGCCGCACCTCCTCCGTCTAGGTCGTCATTGACTACATAGGCCGCCCAGACTGCCACGGATAGCAGGCTTGAGCCGTAAAATGCCCACATTTTCCACTTTGAGGGGGCCTCAAAGCTGGAATCCACGAATAGGAACAAGCCAAGATGCGCGAAAATGGCGATAGCTAGGGTCACTTGGCTTTTCATATGGTTGGTGTTTCCATTCTCCATTCCCCAGCGCATTGGTGTTCAAATGAACCATCTCCATGATCGAGCATCTCCCACCATTCGTTAGTAAGCAACATCATATCTCTAGCGGGATTTGTTGATGGGGCTTCGTAGTTCATTGACTTGCTCGAAATCATCCATGTCCCAGGTTTTCCAGATGGTCTGACGCAAATGTCAATTGATGCGCCAGACTCCATGCGTTGCTTCCGCTTGTCTTCAAACACTCGCTTGTCGGGATCACCAAAGCGACAATTTCTCGCGCCTGTAATCATCCCCCTTCTAAACATCTCTTGAGCGCACCTTCGGGTCGTGGTAACAAGTTCGCCCCAGTGTGCGACTTGATACGGGACACCCATGCTTCCAAGTTGCTTTTCAAGGCTGGCACTCCACTTTTCTAGTTTAAATGTTTTCATGCGGCCTCCTTTCTTCTCCATGCTTTTCGTGATGCTCTCAATGCCATTGCGGCTTGTGACCTTTTCACCTCGCACCATGAGAAGCCAACAAAGACCCCGGCGTATCGGCCGAGCCTCCCCTTGTTCGTGGTGATGAGATTGACGCGCTCGATCCCGTTAAGGATCGACTCGTTTTCGAGAATATAGTTCCAACCTGTTTCTGTTTTTCGTTTTTTCGTTATCATTGTTTTTCGTTTGTTTGTGGTTCAATTAAGCGACCAGTCGACTTCATCAGCCGGCGGGTCAAGGTGTTTTCGCTCCCATAGGGTCTCCAGGCGCATTAGATCATGCCCAAGGCATGCGAGAACATCGGCGAAAGCCTCATTGGATAGGTTGCACAAAGCATCGCGGTCATTTGCGTGATACTCCATGAGCAACGGAAACTGGTCGGCATCGTCCATTTCCTCGATGTCATCCGCCGCCTTCTGGATGCATTCAAGCACCCAAGGTGCATCATCCACGCTCACCCCTGCCCCCGTGATAAGGGCAAGGGCTTCACTTTCCCATTGGGGCATCATTCCGCCCCCCTTTCGGCTTTAAAGATGGCACCCTCGAGCATGCACCAGGCCGCCCCTAGCTCAGGGTTTCCATGCTCGAGCGGGAATTGCTTTTTAAACGTGGCGAGTGCCGCTTTGCATGCGACCAGTAGCTCGGGCGCCGCTGTCATGAGTCGGGCGTTCGCCCAGGCCTCGCTCCACCCGCTGTCATGTGACCCAGGCGTATCTGGCACGGTTTCGCCGGCTTGTATTTCCGGGTGCAGGTTCCGGTTACCTTCGCAGTAGCTGCTGGCAATGGTGGTGTCCCCGGAGTATATGGTGCAGCCGGATCTTATCCATGGTCCCTTGGTAGGGATGTAATTTGGAGTGTATTTTTGCATCGAGTTTTAGGTTAGGTTTGATCTCATCAGCACGGGATTGACCCGTGGACGGCTCGCGCCGTTTCGATCTAATGGCTTTCAATACATGCGGCCTGACATAAAGTGATCGTCCATCGCTGCTGCTTCGAAGTCGCGCCATGCCTGCTTTGCAGCTTCGCCTGTCATAATTGACCTGTCAGCCGGAAAGTAAAGCACTTGGTCGCCTCGCTTTATTTTTTCTCCGATTTTTGTGATTGAGTCAAATCTGGCACTAATCCATCTTGGGTCACTGGTGTATGTTCTCATGGTTCAAGGTTCAATTTTTAAGGTTCACTGGTTCACTGGCACGAACGCGCATCTCGATGTCACTAGGCCCGCCGAATGCGCCGCTTGTGACGGCAACGGCAAGGGCAAGCAATGCCACAAGGGTAAGGGCAAGGAAAAGGTCGGATGCTTTCATGCCACGCCCCTTTCCATTGAACGTAACTCGGACTTGATACGCTTGGCCGTTTCTCCGCGCCATGCGCCCGCGTTGGCCAGGAAGTAAAGCACGATAGTCCGGCCCGTATCATATCCGAAACGGTCCGAAACGGTGCCGAGTGATGCCATGGCATCAAGATTGGGCTTGGCCGCAAAGTTAACTTTTTTCCAGTCGGCACGGATTTCCCGTGCAATCTCATTCAATGTTCTCATGTTCTTTTTGTGGTTTGTTCGTTTGTTCGGGTTAGGCCATGGCTGCAGCAACCGCCCGTGATTTTTGGGCGCCGTGTGGGTTGATCCAGACTGATGGTTGGCGCTGCTTGCTAAGGCCGGCGCATAGTTTACACTGAGCGCATGTCAACCCTTTGGAGTCACTCAGGCATTCAATAGCGTCAGCCGGCTTTTCGGGCGAAACGTGGAACGTGCGGAAACCTAGGCTCGAGGCTAGGCGCAAGCTGCTTTCCGTTTCCGTCGATGCCATAAAATAAGCAGCATAACCGTGCGCCAACGGGTTTTCTTTCCAGTCATGGAAATAGCCGGTCCAACCGTTTGACAGTGAAGCGATCGCCTTGACTTTGGACAAAGGCAGCAATGTCGGATTGCCATAGGCGCCGAATCGTACCTTACGGCCGGCAAAGGCCTGAGGGTATTGGAACGGGTGCAACTCAGGGTATCCGCCACGCTTGAATTTTTTCCAGATAGCAGCCGGTCCCTGGCCGACGTTTACATAGCAGCCATTGCCACTAGCAAATGGGCAGCCCTTGCAAACGGTTGACGCGTCGATCTTACTTGCCACCGTTTCAACCGGGTGCATATCCTCGAGCAAGAACCAGATTTGAGCCATGTCTCCGGTTTTCCGGTTCTCAGTCTCGAGCGTCACGATTGCCACGTATGGCTGCCCGTTCACGTTCCCACGGTGCAGCACATAGCCACTTGCTTTTTCAATTTTTTGCGTTGGGTTCATAGTTTGTTTTTGTTGGATTGGATGCCACCGTCACCGGCAACACGTGCAACCTATGGCCCCGGCGCCTGAATTGCCAACAAAAAAGAAAATAACTTTGAAACTATTTTCATCAAATGTCATTGACAAGCCACCAAGCCCTTAAAAACAAGGCATTTCCCACAATCACAAGCAAGGAACAAATCTCATGGCCACAAGGAAACTTTCAAGCACTAGGACAATCAAACCGCCAGGGTGCCAAGCTTCGAGGCGTCTAGACATTCCCCTTAAGCGTTAGATGATGAAGTAAAGTGGAGAGGCAAGATCGAAGTGAAACACATTGGGAAATCCATTCACCTTGTTGAAATAAACAATCACCGCGTGGGGCAATGGCAAAGCAAGATGTTTCGCATCGTTCGCCATGGCTTTGAGCATGATACAAGTGGCTCACTTCCGCCTCCGGCAGGATATTACACACGATCCGCGAATCTTGGCAAGGATTATTTTCTGTCAATAAGTGTGCATAACTTTATAGACACAACCTATGCCACGCGCCAGGCTAAATCCTTAGCAATCTACCACAGATTGTATGCTCTAATATTAGCGCGTCGACCATGATTCCGACGCTACTCACACGAACGCTGCACAAGCGAACACCTGGCTAATCATTACCAATCCAGTAAGGTATGACGGGGGGAGGGGGTTGCGACTTTACAACTTGTAACAATTCCTATCCATGACTTACCGGATTTAAAATTTTGCAAAGGGGCCTTGACCGATTTGGTTTTTACTATACACTAAAGATATGCATAAGAAGGGTGACATCAGAAATGACGGGCGGGTATTTTATAACAGGAATAAAAAGTGCATTGGGGGCGAGTACTGGATGACAATGGAGCAATTCTTAAGGACATGCGGTCACGACTATTACGAAAGAACTGCGGCGTATCGAGAATATTTAGCCGAAATGGCAAGAACAAAAAAAGACCGCGAACAAAAAAAGCGAGAAGATAGCATTAAGCATTACCACGAAACAAAGCACCTGACTATTAAAAAAAGGAAGGAATCTTACCGCAGGTATCATGCCAGAATGTTGCTTGATCCAGTTAGACTGGAGAAGTACAGGGCAAAACAAGCTCGGGCAAACAAACGCTACAAAGAGGAACGAGCCGAGAAAAGGGCTAAGCGTGATGCTGAGCGCAAGGCTAAACAAGAAGCACTACAAAAGATCAAGCAAGAACAAGCCGAGGCTAGGCGCATTGAAAAGGCTAAGATCGCTGCTGAAAAGGCGTTGGCTAAATCCTTGCGCCCCAAAAGGATTGCGCTAACTGAAGAGCAGCGGAAGGAGAAGAGAAAGCTTGAGAAGCGCAACTACAAGCATGTCCGCAGGGCTAGGATCAACAATTGCGAGGTAAAGGCTACACCCAAAATGGTGGAGGACGCCAGAAAACTAGCGGGAGATCGTTGCTATTACTGCGGCAAGAAGGCCGAGTTAACCTTAGATCATTTTGAGCCATTGGCCAAAGGTGGGGCGCATTGTGTTTCAAATTTTGTGTTTTGCTGCCATCCATGTAATTCTCGAAAGCGTGATTTGGACCCGTTTGATTTTATGGCATCCAATCTAGCCGTTAGTTTCTAGACCTATTATTGGAGATTGTTGGTGTGGCTCGTCGTTAGCGGGTTGATTCCCGTTCGGGGTTATTTGTGGATAGGTCTGGTGTGTTGTGCTTAAATGTGCGTGATAGGTAACATTTGGTGGGTTTATACATGGTTTTGGGTATAAGTGGGTATAATTGGGTATAGATGTTTGTGGTTGACATTGTGTGTGGGATTGTGGTAATTGGTTGTTTGAGCGCGAGATGGACTTGTGCTTAGAAACTTATTTACATTATGCCAAGAGGCGATTCATACGATCTTCAAGGTCAAGGCGGCGGACAAGTGTACTCTGGTACGGATGCGGCTACTGGCCCATTCCGTTGGGTTCAGACTGTGAACGACACTGTGTTTAGTGCGTTTGTTGCGCCTAACCTTACGAATGCTAGCACGAAGCTAATCACCATTACGATTCCTGCTGGGGTTGGCATTGGTGGTAATATTACGAGCTTCACGCTTACATCTGGAGCGGTTATTGCGTATCGTGCGTAATGTCCCAGTTTCGGTCTACTGGTGGGCTAGATGACTCGATTGCCGCCGATGGTGATCGTGGGTTCTTTGGTGTGAACCAGAGATTGCAGCTTAACCAGTTGGAGCCGGGTGAGGTTAGGGAAAGCCTTAATGGTCGCATGGAGGGCTTCTGGAGGCCGCGCAGGAGCGTGGTGTCTGTTAGCCCTGTACTGACTACTGGAGGCACTCCGTTGAACCTTCCGTTCCACATCCTTCCAAGCCCATTCTACTTGGCTATTACTGCTGTGTCGTATGCCGCAAATGTGGTAACGATTACCGTGGCTGGACATGGTTTGGCTATTGGGGTGGCTGGCAACCTTACGGTTAGCGGCATTACCTTTACTGGCACGAACAACAATGGGGTTAAAGCTGTGACTGCGGCTACCGTGGACACATTGACCTTTCCTGTTACTGGCGTGACTGCTGTGGCACTAGGGGCGACTCCAAGGATTACACAGATCGACATCAACGATGCCGCCGCCAGCGATGTGTTGGCATCCTGCATGTTCTCTGACCCTAACGAGTCCAACAAGGAATACATCATTGTTGCGCTGGAGACTCTGGCGAAGAAGATCGACCTTTCTACACTGCCACCTCATACGGCAACAACCATCCCGTATCCCGTGGGAGCCACCGTTGGGAGTAACTGCGATATGTTGCAGTGCTTCGACAAGGTGATGATCATGCGGGATGGGCAACAAGCTCTTGAGTGGTATCCTAATGGAAGGGCTATTCTTTCTGCGTCATCCAACGCGACCGCTAGTCCAAATACCGTGGTGACAATGAGAGTTCGTGAACACGGACTTACGGCTGGGTCATCCGTGGTTATCGCTGGGCTTACTAGTGGCACTCCTCCTAATGGAACATTCACAGTGGCAACAATCGTCGACCAAGACTCATTTACCTTTGTGGCATCTGGGATTTCTACTAGCACCACATTTGTAACCACGGCGGCCACCATGACTGATGGGTTTACCCTGTCCCCCGGAGGTGCTTACACCCAGCCACAGACATTTAATGCTAGTGGAACCCATGTTACAGTATCAAGCGGTTTGGTTTCCTTGACGATTACTGGCAACTTAACGATTTTCGCTGGTGATGTAGTTGTGATTTACGAGACAACCATTCCAGAGTTCACCTCGATTGTTGGCAAACAGTTCCAAGTAACATCAGCGAGCACAACAAACATTCAGTTCCTTGCGCCAGTCGCCAACATATCGGCTAGCGGAAGCACTGGGCAGGTAGAGTTTGGCGGTAGGTTCACAGAAGGCGGTGGGTTCATGCACCAACCGGGTGCGCCTTGGGCCACCTACTTCCAGCGCAGGTTGTTCGTTCCGTTCTACTACTCCCAATCTGGCACTTTTAGCGCACCAGTCTACACTAGCAGAAAGATTTCCGACGAGATCGCGGTTTCCGACCTACTAGACACTACGACATTCGACCAGATCGAGAACCAGTTCCGTATTACTGGTGGTACTGCCGACTATGTGGTGGCGATGCATGGGTTCTACGACGATTCTTTGGTGGTTTTGAACCGCAATAGCATTCATCTTGTGGCGCAGACCCAAGGAAGCCTGTCTGACACCGTGGTCAAGGAGCTTACTGGCGAGGTTGGGTGCTTGGCTCGCAAGACGGTGGTCATGCAGGCTAACAACCTATTATTCTTGGCCGACGAGGGCATTTACGGGCTTACCTTCCTTAACGATTACAACCTTCGCGGCACGGAGGAACCGCTTTCCAAGAATATCCAGCCGTACATTGACCGCATTAACAAGAATCTTGCGGGTGAATCGGTAGCGGTTTACTTCAACAACCGCTATTACATCGCAGTCCCGCTGGATTCTGTGGCTGGAGGTAATGATGCCCGTGGGAATAACGCAGTTCTGATCTACAACTTCTTGAACAAGGGGTGGGAATCGCTGGACACCTACGGAGATTCTAGGTTTCTGATCAAGAACTTCATCACGGCAAGTGCTGGGGTTCGCAATAACCTATATGCCGTTAGCTCTAATGGCGGCCTGCACCAAGTTGATGCCTCCGACTCGTCCGAAGACCGCTTAAGCGTTACAAATGAAGACGCGAGCGTGGTCACCTCTGCTATTAACTCGTATGTTACTAGCCGTGGGTACGACTTCAAGACCCTTGAGCGCAAGAGGTTCACGGATGCCCAAGTGCAAATGCAGGCACTTGTTAATGAGCAAGCTGAGTATAATATTGCATTTGCCTCTGAAGATCCAGATTCATCAGTAAATGTCGGAAGCACTACGACATTCCTTGGTGGAACCCCGCTTATTGCTAATGGTGTTGGTGAATCTGAAACCGCAAGCATCCGCTGCAGACTTGGCGGGGTTCGCGGCTATACTGGGACTATCACATTGACAAGGACTATCGGTTCACCTAAGATCCACTCTATTCAAGTGGCGGGTTCCATCACTAACAGACAAATTCTATCACAAAAATAATATGGGCGTTGTAAATACAACCTACACATTTACAAGCACTGACACAATTACCAGTGCTAAGATGAATAATATCATTGATGAAACGACATTTACCAGCGATGCAATCCAAGGAACCACCTTGCAGGTTGTGTCTCCGGGTAAACTTGCCGTATCTGCTCTTGGCATTACCTCTAATGAACTTGCTTCTGGCGCAGTCACCCAAGCAAAGCTGGGTGCGAATGTGACCACCAATGGGCCTGCTTTTAGTGTTTTTCTTCCTTCTAATCAATCAATCCCTGTAAATACATATACGGTTGTACAACTATCATCAGAGGAATATGACACTGCTTCTTGTTTCAACACATCAACATACAGATTTACTCCAAATATTGCTGGTTACTATCAAATAAACGCATCGCTTCAAATTGATGGTACAGGAACGGCAATGGCGACAACATTTGTAATACTTAGAAAAAATGGAAGCACTGAATACATTCTTTCAATTCGATTGGATGCCTCAATGGTATCATTTCTTGGTTCGGGTTCGCAGTTAATCTACATGAATGGAAGTACAGATTACATTGAACTAATTGGAGTTTTGGCCTCTGGAGGAACCTCACCAGTTATATGGGGTGGCGTGGGCCGCACCAGAATGTCCGGCTTCCTAGCCCGCTCCGCATGACCCCACTAGAATCAACGATAGCACTTTATGAAGAAAATGATATTGATTTCCAACAACTTCTCACATGGCACTTATGTCATGGCATTGTTGTTTGTGATCACGATTCTTTCTCCATGTGCTATTTCTCTGATTCTGAGTCACCAGAAACACCCTGCTTGTTTGAACACTCTGACACATTGTTTGTCACAATCTGCACGGGAAACATGGAAAAGGCACTACGCAAGTTTGTGGACGACTTCCAATACATTTCATTTCAGCGGGACTTCAAAAACTCCCATAGGTTAAGGTGCTACGACATGCACGAATTTTACAATAAACTTAAATAACACGCATATGGGAAAGAAACCCAAAAAAGTAAAAGCACCGAAGGCTGATTTCAAAGCTGACATCGGGGCTGGATTATCTGCATACCAGCAGTCAATGCCGGGTATTCTGGCGTTTGAACAGCAGTATCGCCCTCAGTTTACCCAGCTTAACCAAGAACAACTTAACCTAGCCCGTTCGCTTGAACTGGCGAACATGGGACAGAATACTGGGACTGTTCGTGGAATCCTCCAATCGCTCTCCCCAGAACAAGCCCGTGAGGTTGAGGCAGCGGGTGGACTTGCCCAACGCGCCCGTGAGATGCAGGCTGGGTATCAAGATTTTGCTACACCAGAAGCCCAAGCAGCACTTGCTCGGCAGAAGCAGGCTACCCAGCAATATGGTGGATTGTCCGCCTTGCAAACTCAAGCAGCACAAGAGGCTTATGGCAGGTCTGGAAGACTGACCCCAGAGCAACTCCGTTCGTCACAGCAAGCAGCTAGAGAAGCCTCAGCAGCGTCTGGCAGGATTGGTGGTAATGCCGCCATCTCAGCAGAGGTGATGAACAGAGAGCAAGCACTAGCTCAACGCCGAGCCGAAGCAGCCCAATATGGTGGTATTGCTCAACAAGGGATGGCTGGTCTTGCTGGTCTGGAGACTGGAACCGCTGGTCTTGCACAGGATATTGAAAACCAACGCCTAGCTCGTCAGTCTGGGTTGCTTAGCCAAGCGTCCTCACTTGGCACTCAAGCATACAACCTTGGGCAGAACTTCTATAGCCCCGGACTTGGGTTGCTTGGTGGAACTCCAGTATCTGCTCAACAAGTTGGGCCACAGCTATTCTCGCCAGATGCGTTCCTTAACCTTGGCGCGGCTAATAGGCAGAATATTTTGAACGCTAATGCGGCTAACGCACAAGCAAGAGCTACTTATTCATCTGGATTATTCGGTGGTCTTGGTACAGCGGTTGGTGGAATCGCTGGTGGAATTTTGGGAGGTCCAATGGGAGCAAGTCTTGGAGCATCGCTTGGTGGGGCTGCAGGAAAATCAATGGGTTAACTATTAAATAGCATGCAATTAGGACAACGACTTGGCGAGGGCATAGACCCACGGATGTTTGTGCAGGATTACTCTGGCTTCACAAGGGCTGCGGAGATCCAAGCACAGGGAATGGCTAACCTTGGAAAAGGGGTAGCACAGGGAATTGAGAAATTCCAAGAACTCAAGAAGCAAGGCAACTTGTTTGCCGCTGAAAAAAGGTCTGATGCAAGCTACATTGACAACGCAATCAATTTATTTAAAGACAAAGACCCCGGCAAAGTCGCTCAACTTCAAGCGGAGAGAGCAATGATGGACGACCCTTCTTTATCACTTGAACAACAAGTAATGATTGGTAAGTCGCTTAGGACAAGTGTTAGCGATTACATCGATCTTGGATACAAGGGAGCTAGAATGTTTAACGCTCAAAACAAAGCCTATGGTGGCGGCGGGTCATCTCAAGGTGGCGGCAAGGGTAACGATGACGATAACGGTGGATGGGGATTTTAATATTTTAATTTATGGCTTCTCTACAGGAACTTTTATCTAAAGGCGCAAATCAAAAAACCAAATCTGCGGTCGCTCAAGCCGAGACCGCGATTGGGATAATGAGGAAAAACGGGTACATTCCTCAAGCTGAGGAATTTGAGGGCCGCATTAGAAATTCTATTGTAAATAAAAACGGTGAAGCTTTTGGGGGGACTCTCAAGCAGCTATACGCTTTTCAAAAGAAAGCTCCTATAGCAACCCCAGAAACCAAGGAGCAGCCACCAGAGTATGGTTCCGAGGAACTTGCAATGCGTATTCAAGACTCTATTGCGCTTGCAGATGAGCGTGGGATTGACCTTCCAAACTCTGATCTTTCTAGGCTTTCGTCGCTTGTTGCAAAAGGTGATACGAAGAAGGCTAGTGAACAACTAGCAAAGGTTTCGTCTTTTATTGACAAGTCTCTTGCAATCCAAACCGAAGAAGAAAAGAAGACAGTAGATCTTGAAGGAGGTGTTCAAGTTCAGGTGGGTACTAAGTCTGGCACGAGGTACATGGGTGGACAACCAGTAAGCAAGGGAACTGTTAACTCTGATGTGTTTAATTCAATGTATCAGAAGAACGCATCAACGCAACAGGAACAGTTTGCAGAAGCTGGCGTTCCGATAGTTTCCAGTATTCCACTTGAACCTAGTCAGCAATATCAAGTTGCGCCAGTTGAGGGCGTTGTAGCCCAACCAGAAGTTTATGCTCAGGCTGTTAAAGAAAAACCAAGCCGCGCTCAAGAGGCCCTCCAAATGATTGAGCAAGCAAACAAGATGATTCAATCTGGTGATAGAGCTGGAGCCGCCGCTGTGATGCAAGCATTGCAGTTCCAAGACCCATTCTACACCGGTGCTAAAATTACTCCAGAAAATGTTGGCGAGTATTTTGTTGCTCCGTCAGAACTTTCAGAATCAAAACAACAAACTACAGAGACTAAACAGGAGGTGAACCTTCCATCGTCTATCGATGTTAAAGGAAAAACATACAATAGGCCAAAAGGATTTTCCGATCAAGAATGGGACGAATACATTAAAGCTCAAAACAAATAAAAACAACTCCAAATGAGTCCAGAAGAATGGCTAAAGCAAAAGCAAGAGAAAGAAGCCACGCTGTCTCCAGAGGAGTGGTTGAAAAAGAAACGCGCTGAAGAACCAGCGTTATCACCAGAGGAGTGGCTTGCTCAGAAAAAACAAAACGAGCAAGTAGCAGAGAACCTTGATAAAGAAGCTCAAGGCATTCAGCCAACCGTTGATATTGATGGAGTTGCAATACCAGTTACTGCAGAACGAACGCAGGAATCCGTAAATAAGGAGCTTGAGTCTAGGGTTAAAGAGGCCGAAAAGAACCCAGAGAAAGAACCATCCCCCCTGCAAATAGGTGCTGGGCTTCTAGCGGAGATTGGTATTTCTGAAAGCTCAAAGGTTGCTGGCACATTAACTGGAGGTGCTATTGCTGCTGGAATAGGGCAAGTTCCACCGTTTACCGTTCTTCCAGAGGAATTTATAACAGTTCCAATTGGAATGGGAATTGGATATGCCACAAGTGCTACTGGTGGCGGGGCGGTTGGAAGTATTGCGGCTCAAAAAATTGAGGGCCGTGATTCAATCAACTGGGGGAGGACTGCCGTATCGGCATTGATGAACCTTATTCCAGGAAGTAAGATCACAAAAGGGCCACAAGCATTAGTTAAAGCATCCGAAGCATTGGCTAAACGCCCTATTGCAACTACTGCTGCTGTCGGTGCTGTCGCGGCTCCCACAACGGTTGCCGCTGAAGAGCTTTATGAAACTGGCGAGCTGCCTAGTACCGGAGAACTCGTTGGGCCTACGGTATTGGCCGCAACGCTTGGGGCTGGGCTTGGATTGTCACAGCAGAAAATGATCCCTATTCTGAAGAAGTTTGCTAGAAAATCCCCAAATGAATTAAATAACTTAGTCAACCGTGGAGATAGCGGAGCGGTTTCTTATGTTGATGCACTGACTCAAGATGTAGACCCCAAGGACTTTTTAACTAAGGAGAACTTGAAAGAGTTTATTGGAACTCTTGGGCAAACCGCAAAGGCTAACATCGCTCCAACCAAAGTCGTTGGAAAAGAAGCAGCTCAAGCAATGCGTGACGCAGCCAACATTGCTTCTACTGGTCGCGAGGTTGGAGGCATCCTTGGATCTAGGGTAAATGACGCTATTGCGAAGTCTTCTGATCCAGCCGCAGTTCAACAGTTTGCATTGGAATATATTACGGGTAAATCACCAAAGGTCCCCAAGGAACTTGAATCTCTTGCTGCTGATCTTTCTCAAGCCAGAAAGTATATTGCTGAGTATCAAGATGGACTTCTTGAGATGCACTACAACGGGCAAAGGAAGATGCCAGACCTTCTTGCCAAGTATATCGAAGAAAGCAAGAATGAAGGTGATTACCTTACTAGATCTTACGCTTTCTTTGGAGATGCCAACTACTCTCCATCTAAACAATCGTCCCAAGAGTTACTTAACGACCTAACAACGCAGCCTCGCATTGGAATAGATGAGCGTAAATTTATCCGTAAAACTGATGCTCAGGGCAACAGGCTTGAGGTTGACAACCCTAATTACGGCTCTGAGATTGATCTTCCTCCAATGAGCATGGCGGATGCGGAAAGGTACATAGCTGACCTAAACGCAAAAAAGGCCAGTAATCCAGATGAGCTGCACAATTGGATCTACTCTCAGAACGCTGGAATCCTAAAGGAAAAGAAAGACTTATCTCCAGCGCTAAGAAAGTACCTTGGTGAGTATACAACACCAGGGGAAAAGATCAGCGAAACAATGTCAAAGCTGTCTAGGCTTGTGGCGTATGATAAAGCTGACAACCAGATCTCTAACATTTTTAGGGATATGGGGATTGCGAAGTTTGCTGGAGAAGGAGTAGAGGGACTCCAGCCAATCAAGCTGCGGAGGGGTAACGCAAGGATTGGAGAAGAAGAACTTTATGGGCCGCCAGAATTACAGGTAGCAATCAATCATTTGTACGCGAATGGAACTGATAATGCCGCAATGGACTTTGCTGAAAAAACCGCAAAAGACTTGTGGCAAACATCAATATCTGCCTCGAAGGCAGCAAAGACTGTATTTAACCCAGTCTCCTTTGCGTCCAATTATATTTATGGCCCAGTAAACATGGCTGGAATGGGCATGAATCCATTTAAAGGCTTTAAGCAGGGTGGTAAATTTGCCGCTGCTCAATTTGAGTCGATAGCCAAAAAACTTTCCAATGTTGATTTGGACGAGTTCAAAAGGAAAAAAGAACTTGGACTTATTCCACAAGGGTTAACATTTTCTGACATACAAGCTGGGTTACAATCTGGGTCAATAGGTAAATCTGCACAAAAAATAATAGACCCATTTGGGAAGTTATACAGCTCCTTCGATGTTATTAACAGGCTGGCTACTGCAAAGAATTACGAATCACAGCTCACTAGGCAATTCCCTAACGCGCCGATTGATTTAATTGAAAGGCGGGCCGCCGAATTTACAAATAATACATTTCAAAACTACGACTTCGTAAATAGAAACTTTAAGACCCTTTCAAGGTATGGAATTCCGTTCGGTCAATTTGCGACATTTACTGTTGAGCTAGCTCGCAACCAATACAACCAAGGCAAGCTGATTAAGAAGATGCTCGATGGTTCCTACGCCCAAGAGCTATCTGAAGAATTTGGAGTAAAGGCAAATCAAAAAGCAATTAGGGACGAGGCCATCAAAAAAATGGCATCTCTTGCGGTCGTCTATGGAACAAGTGCAATGACCATAGAGAAAACAATGGAGTTTCTCGGAACGACTAGGGAGAAAAACAGGGCACTGCGGGAAACCGTTTTGCCAGAATATGCCGAAAAGCGTCCATTGTTTATCACATCAGATCCAAAGACAGGTGATGTAAGGTGGATGAACACATCTTATCTAATTCCTCAACAACAGTTTGTTGGCCCGTTTATGGCAGGGTTTAATGGCAGGTCGTTCGGGGAGGGTTTGAAGTATGGAGTCGAGGGCATCAGCGAAGACATTCTTGGAGAGGGGTCGTTCACAATGAATGCTCTTACCCAAGCTCTAAATAATTACGATTTTGAAAGAGATCGCAAAATAACCACGGCTGAAGACCCGTCCACAAAGATGCTTGATAAAGGCAAGTTTTTTGTCGGTGAGTTATTGACTCCAGGTTTTGTAAATGAAGTAGAAAAGTCAAAAACAAGACCAGTAGGTCAAACTGCACAGAGGCTAATTGGCCTTCGTTTTAACGACACAACAATAGATAAAGGGTTTGGGTTTAGGGCTAGATCTTTAAATGACAACCTTAATACTGAACGATCAAATATCAAGTCAGCAAGGTTTCGTGTTGAAGAAGGGAAGATGAACCAACAGGAGTTTGATGAAGTCTACAATCAAAGCAACCAGTCATACAGGGGCAATCTTCAATCCCTAAACCGCCATGTAAGCAACTTGCGGACAATTGGACTTGATGAAGGCAAGATTGCAGGAATGCTCCGAGATAACGGATTTGGCAGCGAGATTTCCCTTGCGGTTCTTGATGGGGAGGTTCTTGATGCGCCCAAAATTAAGCGTGATACAATCACAGATGCTTATGATGAGATTTCCACTCTCCCAAGAAAAGACCTTGAAGCAAGGATTCGTGAGATTGCTAAGCAAGATCCAAACAAGGGTAAGTCGTTGGCAAGCCACCACAAACAACGCCTTATTGATGACAGGCTGAACATTGGTGATAAAGACAAGCTGGTAAAAGCACTTAGCACTAGTGATGGGACTAGGGCTAGATACATCTGGAAGCAGATGCAGAAAAACCAAGAACCAGACTCTGTTCTCAAAATGTTCATGAAGAAGGGCATTGCTACGCCAGAGGTTGTGCGCGACATCAGAATTTTACAAAAGAAATGAAGACCAAAAGCAAAAAGCAAGTCCGCTATCTACTCAGTAAGGGTTCTCCGCTTTCCTCGACGCAACAGAATAAGCTCAAAAAAGAGTTGCACTCTGGGGCCGTTAAGGTTAAAAACGGCAAGAATACCAAATGAGCGACGAAGACCTATCAGCGATTGATAGCAAAGAGGCGATGAAAGAGTTCTTCCTTGAAGTCAAGGAAAGGGCTAAGCAATTCCCTCGGAACACTATTGAGAACTACAACCCGAATGTGGCGGCACAGATCCTCTGGATGCTGGCGCAGGGTGGGCGTATCAATGCTATTGCCAAGAAGTGCAAGGTGACGCATGAGACTGTTCGTGCGCTGGAGTGGAGGCATAACGATACGCTGGAGTCAAAGCGTAAAGAGTTCTCCAAACGCTACGCCATTGCTGCTGCTGAGTACACAGACCTGTTGTTCGAGAAAGCCGAACAACTGAGCCGTGACCCAGACCAGTTAAAGGCTATCTCCCCAGACCGATTGGCGTTGACTATTGGCATTATGACCGATAAGGCTGGACAGCTCTCTGGCATGGCGAGTACTATTGTCGAGCATCGAAAGGGGCCGTCTATTGACGATGCGGCCAAGATGATCGCGGAAGCTAAGTCTCGTATTGCCAATAAAGTCAAAGCACAAGCGGTAGAAGCCGAAATCGTAGAATGATACCAGAACCAGAATCAAGATACGCTGATTACGCTAAGGATGGAGGCAACCTCGTTCGCCATTACATGGTCGAGCATGACGGCATTAAGCACAAGTGCCACACGCTGTGCTACGCTTCGTATCTATCGGAAAAGTTTGACGCTAAGATTTGGAATGTGGTGCTGGAAAAGTTCGTCAAGCCCTTCATTGGCGTATGCAAACATTGCAAGAAGCGTCGAGAGCTTCACTTTGTTGACGGGAATAGAGGATCATTTCCAGCCGAAGAGGATGCGTTTTGTTGCGAGGAGTGTGATAGCGTGTATCACATCAAAGACATCCTAATGGAGACTGGTGCATATAAAACAAACTAATGCAGTGGCGCAAACATCCAATCCTTCAGCCTCCCAGCGATGACGAGGTGGCATTGATGGAGCCAGATGATCTCATTGAGCTTCATCGGATTTACCATGAGGCCATCGAGAACGCCGAAAAAGATCCATTCCGATACGGGTTTAGGCTTCCGCATTGGGAGAAGGCTGAGGAGCAATTAGCGCAAGTCTCTGAGGTTCTGGCACTTGGGGGAAATCGTTGTCTTGCCCCAGAGCAGGAGATCTATGATCCAGTCCTAAAGCGTAGTAAGCGCGTTGACGAGCTTGGATTTGATTTCCACGTACACGCTTGGGATGGCAAAAAAGTGGTTATAGCCAAAGCACAGCCACCCTTTAGGAAAGACAAGCAGGGAATTTACGAAGTTGTTTTAGATAACGGTGAATCATTTCGTTGTTCAAAGTCTCACCTTGTCCTTCATAAGTTAGGGTGGATGGCAGTTGGAAACATCAAGCTGAACGACGAGCTTTCAAGCCCATTCTGCGCTTGCCATCCTCAGTCCAGTTCGGAACGCAACCCTTTAGAGTCACCTCAAGATGGCGGGCATTGCTCTCAAACAGCTCAAGATTCTCAATGCGATTATCGTCTTTCACTCCGTTCTTGTGGTGAACAACTTCCGTGCGGGTCAAATACCGACCAAGATGTTTCTCCATTATTAGACGATGCTCAAGGATATAGCGCGTGTGCTTGCGAGCGTTCGGGTGGTTTGGGCAATAAAGCTCAATGTATCCGTCCTTGTTCACGATTCTGCCGCCTTTCCATTCGGGATGTCCTTCGCCGCTTCGTGGCCCTGTCCGCTGGCATTGTATACCGTGCTTTCTACAAATCTTGTAAATCAACTTCGCGGTCACTCGTGGATCTAGCTCCTTTGCCAGCTTTTCCGCGATATTCGCTTGAGTCCATCCTTCAGCAATCCAAAGGCGTATTTGATCTACTGGGTAAGTTATTGAGTTGTGCTTCGGCATACCGACACCCTATCTATTCCCGCCGAGTTGTCAAGATCAATTACCTCCGAGAAGATTATGTCTGGGATTTCCATGTGCCAGTTTACAACAACTACATTGTAGCTGGGGTTCCCCATCACAACTCGGGCAAAACTGCGTGGGGTTCTTACTGTGTTGTCAAAGCTGCCATCGAAAACCCAAAGTCGGAGATCTTCTGTTTTGCTCAGACCTCGGAGGTAAGCATCCGCCAGCAACAAAGCGCAGTATGGAACTGGTTGCCGCATGAAATGAGGACAAAGCAAACCTCGGCTAATGCTTACATCTCGTACACGAAGAAGAACGGGTTTACAGACAACTCGTTGATCCTGCCCAATGCTTCGCAGATTATCTTCAAGACCTACTCTCAGTATCAGAACAACCCAACTATCCTAGAAGGTGCGGAGCTTGGTAGCCGTGACCCCCAGTGGCATAACATCGGGGTATGGTTGGACGAGTACCTTCTAGGAAACGAGCTTATTGACACCTTGCGCTTCCGTCTTGCTACCCGCAACTCCAAGATGCTGGTGACATTCACCCCGATTGACGGGTGGACGGAAGTTATTAAGGAATACTTAGATGGTGCTACAAGCGTCCAGAGCGTCGAGGCTGAGCTGCTCAACGGCGAGCTTGTCCCCTATGTCCAAAGGAGTAAGAAGCGCAATGCCAGCGTCCATTACTTCCATTCCAAGGACAACCCTTTCGGTGGCTACGAGCGAATTAAGGAGACTTTGGTTGGAAGGCCTCGGGAGGAGATCCTAATTCGCGCGTACGGGGTTCCAGTTAAGTCCCACGCCACCAAGTTTCCCAAGTTCAATAAAGAAGTCAATGTTGTCCAGCCATCAGAGATCCCAACTACGAATGTTACTCGCTATCACATCATTGACCCAGCGGGTGCGAAGAACTGGTTTATGGCTTGGATTGCTGTGGATGCGTCTGGTACATTTTGGGTATATCGTGAGTGGCCGGGTGTCGATGTAGGCGACTGGGCTGAGTGGAAAGGTGGTAAGTGGATGCCGGGACAAGGGGCTAAAGGACAGGGTTTTGGTATTCGTGACTACATGGACTTGATTACCGATCTTGAGGGTGACGAGAAGGTCTTTGAGAGGCTGATTGACCCTCGGCTTGGAGCGGCAAAGTACCAGTCTGCGGACGGAGCTAGTAGTATTATCGAGGATTTGAACGATTCTGGCATGGTTTGCATACCAGCTCCAGGGTTAGACATTGACGATGGGTTGCAGGCTTTGATCGGGAAAATGGCATTTGATACAACTATCCCGTCAGATTCTGTCAACCGACCGCATTTCTATGTCTCTTCCGAGTGCGAGAACATTATCCAAGCCTTGAGTGAATACACGGGTGACGGGGGCTTGAAGGAAGCATGGAAAGACCCAGTCGATGTTCTGCGTTACGCCGCCATTGCTGGAATAGATCATGTTGACGAAACCAGAAATCTTGCTACAAGACAGGGAGCAGGAGGCTACTAGCAAAACATGAAAACCGCAAAAAAGCCGATAGTTGCCGAGGAGCTTATCATCGACTGCCTAAAGGAAGCCTACTTCAAAAGGGTTAAAGCCGAGAAAATAGGATCAACCCCCAGACTTACAGAGGAGATTGAGACTCTTGAACACGCCATTCGATACATGAAATCTAGACCAAACCATGAAAACAGCACCAACTAAGAAAGCAGTAAAGCGTGGCAGACCGCCAAAAGCTAAGCCAGAAACCCTTGATTTCCCCGTGGAACCTCAAGATAATACCACCTATGAGGGCGATTATCTAGTAATCCGCAAATGCCCAAACCCTAGTTGGGTAATGGTTCGCATGGACGGAGAAGCAGTCCCAGTTAAAGCTCCACCTAGGGTATCGCACAAACTAGTTGGCAAACCTATAAAAGTTGTTATGATACGCCCCGAAGTAGGCGAAGAGTTTTACGAATATATGCCATCATGAGCGCACCAACAGAAGAGCAAGAAGAGTCGATGATCTACGCCGAGGACGGCCCTAATGTCATGGCGTTGGCTGATGCCTACGACAAGTGCCTTATTGATCTGGAGGAGTATTTTGAAGCGTGTCTGCGCTCGTATGATGACCGCCGCAACCTTTGGGCCGGCAAGTCTGACGACCTCCGTAAACAGGGCGCAAATGCCTTTCCTTGGCAGGGGGCGAGTGATATTGAGGTTAATGTCGTCGGAGAGCGTATAGACGCATTTGTGGCCATTCTAGACCAAGCCCTGCAGCGTTCCCACATCAAGGCGTTCCCGACTTCTATGGCATCTATGCCCCGCGCCTCAATGGTGTCTGGATTCCTTAAATGGATGCGTTCCACCTATATCCCAAACTTCCGCCAACAGATGGAATTGGGTGCTAATTATCTGCTAGAGAAGGGGCTGATGGTGTCGTATGTCGGATGGAAGCGTGAAAAAAGGACATATTTGCAACAGGTATCCATCGAGGAAATCGCACAAGTCTCCCCCGATCTAGCGGAACTTATTGTTAGTGGGGCTGATGACGAGATGGTATTCGGTATGCTTCAGACGGCATTCCCCGATCTTTCGTCAAAACGCGCCAAAAGAGCCATTATGGATCTTCGCAAGAAAGGTCTGGCTGAAGTCTCTGTTCCTCGTACATCGGTAGATTGCCCAGTAGTTTACTCATGCGCCCCTGATGGCGAGGTTCTTTTCCCATCGTATGTGACCGATCCCCAGCGCGCCCCTTATGTATTCTGGCGTACATTCCTTACGGCTCAAGAGCTTGAGAAGAAGGTTGTATCCGAAGGCTGGGATGCCGACTGGGTTGAGAATGCTATCGACCGACTCCGTGGTAAAGACTCCATGTACCTTGACGGCGAGAAGCTCAAGACAATCGACCGCTTGCCTATCACGGACGATAATGACCTTGTTATGGTGGTCTATGGCTACCAGCGTTTGATCGACGAGGAAGATGGCTCTGAAGGCATCTACTGTACCGTTTTTCACCCAACCACCGAAGGCTTTGCCAAACACGAACTTCTTAACGGATATGACGACTACCCCTTTGTGGTTACGCGCTTATCGAACAGCCAAAAGCGAGTCTACGAAACCCAGACTTTCTCGGACATCCTCCGTGGAGCACAAATGCAAATCAAGACCGAGCGTGATTCTCGTATTGATCGTGCTTCTCTGGCTACTCTGCCTCCACTGCTGCACCCGGCTGGTCGTCCTCCCTCTGATTGGGGGCCAGGCGTAAGGGTTCCGTATCGTCGTTTGGGTGAGATCCAATGGGGGCCACCTCCTCCAGCAGACAATGGCTCTATTGAGGTTGAAATGTCCATGACCGCACAGGCAGATCGTGCCGTTGGTCTGGATATGTCTAACCCAATCTCTGCCTCCCGCCAGCAATTCGTGGTGTCCAAGTTCTTGGATCATGTCCGCGATGTGCTTAACATGGCATGGAAGTTGTATCAACGCATGGGGCCAGATGAGGTGTTCTTCCAAGTAACTGGCAATCCCAACCCACAGGTGATGACCAAGGGTTCGGCTGATGAGAACTTTAGCATTGTGGTTAACTTCGACTCACAAAGCAACGATCCAGAGACTGCCGAAACGCAGCTCAAGAACATGGTGTCATTGGTTCAACTCGACCGGAATGGCATCATGGATGTGAATAAGTTGCTTGAGTTCACGGCATCCAGCATCAATCCAATCTTTGCTGACTATGTCCTACAACCCGCTGAGGAGGCTCAACAAAAGGTCGCCAAGAATGTTACAGATGACCTTGCTAAGATCTTCGCCGGCATCGAGGTTCCTGCCCAGCCTAATGGCGCACAGATGGCAATGCAGATGATCCAAGCCTATGTCCAGCAACCAGACATCATGCAACGCGCACAGCAGGATGAGGCGTTTGGTGCAAGGCTTCAGAAATATATGGAGGCTTATCAGTTCCAATTGCAACAAATGGAAAATGCCGAAATTGGTAAAATTGGAGTTCGTCCCGCCCAAATGGGTGGAATCATAACGCAGAACATGCAACAAGGATAACTTATGAAAAAAGGTAAATCAAATGGCTGCGGCCACGAAAAGATGGAGCGTAAAGGCAAGGGGAAAGGCAAAGGCTATGTCGAGATCGAGATCAAGATAAGCCGTGCGCCGAAGAAAGCTGCTAAGCGAAAGTAAGCCATGAAAGCTAAAATGATCAAGCGAGCTGATGGCTCAATGTCCAAGCGCGGGCTTTACGACAACATCCGTGCTGCCGCAGGTTCTGGCAAGAAGCCCACCAAGGAAATGCTCAAGCAGGAACGCAAGATCAAACGCGCAGAAAAGCGCAAGTAAACTATGACACCGATACCGAAACCAAGCATCCAAGTAGCCGTAGAAGCCCTCCGTGACCGCGAGGAATATGCCGCTATCCTCCAGTTCATCCACGATGAGCGTGAGAAGTTCTTTGGTGATTTCCGCCAAGCAGAATCATCGAATGATGTGATGAAGCTCGCAGGAAGCATCTCTACGCTGGATGAGCTACTCTCAGTCTTAGCTTGACAAACCCGCTGGAATGGTCTAAGCATTTCTCGAACCTGCTTCGGTAGGTGTTTTGTTTCATCGTTTCATAGTTTGGGTACACCCTCGGCAGATTAAAACCCTGTCGGGGGTGTTTCTTTTACGCCATTAGAACGATCTTGTCCTTAGCGTCTTGCTCCTCAATCAACTGATTGAAATCACGGACATGGTGGGCGTATTCAATGTCCTCATAGTGATCTCCAATTATCTCAATCCTGTGGGGGTGTCTCATCTTGCGTATCGCGTGTTGCTTGAGTTGATACGCCCTACCAGTCGTTATGCCCAAGAGCCGACCAAGTTGAGCTGGTTTTAGGTCATCGTTTTGAAGGATAAATATATCGCGCTTATCAATCCCAGACTCCATGATTTGAGGCCAAAACCCATCAAGGCTTATCTCGCATCCATTTGGTAGCTTCTCGTCTTTCACGATAAGTGTCAGCTTCTTTTTAAGTTGTCGTTTTTGGATGTCGAGTTGATCAATGTTGCCTCTAATCGTATCAATGATTTGGTTGATCCTAACGATCTTACCCTTCTCGAACTCAATCTTCCTGTCTACCGATCTGATCTCCTTCTGTATTTGTTCTGAATTCATAGCGTTTCGAGGCTTATTTTATAGGGTGTTTTGTAGCGTTCAAGAATAATTTGAATTATTTTACATGGTGTATGGCATCACCAACGGTTAAGTTGACTTACACTTGACTCCCGGCATTCGAGGAAGGCTCTAGGGCATAGTTCGCCTTAAGCGGCTAAACTATGTTGATACTCCCGTATATTCTTCGGAAAGGACATTCACACACCAGCAGGGCTGGAACCAAGGATAGCAGAGGGTTGAGGCTGTAGGTCTGCATCAAGCTCCTTGATCGTCACACTCTATTTAACTACGCCGCGACTGACTTCAAGCGTAGTACCCGTGAGACTTTCACCTAGCTTCCGTGCGGTCGTTTGAGCGTTCCTCGGTTGCTTGAATATGTCACTAACTCTCTGGGTAAAGCAAAGGGCTAACGCGAGGAAGTCAGAACCCGCGCTAGCCCTTAGATCCATTGCTTTACGCGCAGGAGGGGTGATTGGTGACAGATTTCTGACTTCCTGTCGACGCAAATAATGCACGATTTTTCCGTCCCGTCAATAGGAAATCTTTAAGATCACGATTTGTGATGAGTTCTAAGGTCGCAATTTGCGACCAGCTAATACCTTACCAAGTTGAGCAAGTTACTTGACATTAATCGCAAATAATGCTTGACTTCGCTCATCGCCACCGCAGGGCGTTAACCAGCGTACAAAATGACTAATACCAATCAAGCTAACGCCGAGGCTGAAGAATCGGTGGACAATATCTCATTCGAGGAGCTTATCGCTCGGAGAATTGGGGAAGCAACTGCACCAGAGGAAACCGAAGAGGAACCCCAGGATGCCGAGGAAGCCGAAGAAACCGAACCTGCCAGTCAAGAGGACGAGGAAGAGGTGGAGGAAACCGAGGAAGAATCCGAGGAGGAATCAGAGGAAACCGAGGAGCAGTCAGACATAGACCTGTTGAATCTCTCGCCGGAGCAGATCCAAGAGCTTGCCAAAAAAGGTAAGAGTCGCCTCCTTCAACGGATTGGTGAACTCACCGCCCAAAAGCGAACCTTAGAGGAAAAGCTCGCGGCTCAACCGCAGATGACTCGTCAAGTCGAGGAGAACGAGATCCCAGATGCTATCCGTAAATTGGAGAGCTTCGAGAACCTCAAAGACTTCTACGACGAAATGACGAAGACTCTAGAGTCGACGGACGAGATCTTGGATGAACACGAAGACTACGGCCCCGATGACATCATCACCGTTGGCGACAAAGAGTTCACCAAGCGTCAAATCCGCAAGGCCAACAGGAACGCCAAGGAAGCACTAACCAAGTACATCCCAGCCCAACAGCAGCAATTGATCAAAGTTGCCCAGTTCGGTGAGATGTCCAAGCAGTACTCCGAGGCAGCACGGAAAGAAGTTCCAGAGATCCAAGACGAAGAGTCTGAGATTGGAAAGAACTACAAGGTGCTAGTCGAAGACCCCTTAGTTTCTAGAGTGAAACGCGAAATCCCAGAGATTGGGATGCAAATTGAATACATTCTTGCTCATGCGGCAAGGTCTATCTTTGGAAAGAAAGCTAAGGCTATCCAAGCTGGAGCTGGGAATAAGTTGAAGGTGTCACCACCCGCTTCCCCAGTTGGATCTGGTTCGGTTAAGTCTGGTTCCAATTCAAAGGCAAAGGTCAAAGACGCATACGGCAGGTTTGAATCGACTGGTTCGGTCGATGATTGGGTTGCCTCACGAATCGCTAAGTTAAAATAACCTTTATTAAATCACTATTATGAGTATCTCGAATACCTATCAACCAAATGCGCCCCAAGCCAGACTCGGCACGGGTTCCGCTATTTCCAACCGCGAGGATCTCTCTAACGAGCTGACCCTCCTTGCTCCAGAAGAAACCCCGCTCCTTAGCCTTTGCGCCAAGGGTAAGGCAAATGGTACTTTCAGCGAGTGGACTGCCGATGTTCTTTCGGCTCCTTCGACTGCTGGTATCTCTGAAGGTACGGATGTTACTGCCTTTGATGACAAGTTCGCTAGCCGCGCTCGTCTTGGCAACTACACCCAAATCTTCCGCCGCGACTACATCGTGTCGAACCTGCAACAAGCCGTTAGCTCCGTTGGCCCAGCAAACGTTGCACAGGCTGAGGCAAAAAGTATGAGGGAGTTGAAGCGCGATGTCGAAGCAGCTATCTGCTCGGACAACGATCGCTCCGTTGAGAACGGTGCTGGCACTCCATACGCCCTTCGTGGCCTTGGTGACTGGCTCGACTCAGCTGGCCCTTCGGATGTTCCTGCCGCTTATCGTACGCCTTCTGGCTCGATCCTCGGTGCTGCTCCTACGGACACTACCTTCAACGACATCATCGCGTCGATCTACACCGTCAATGGCGAGGCCAATAACCTTACCCTCATCGCTGGTGTTGCTCTCCGCAAGGTGATCTCGAACTTCCAACGCTCGTCTGGTCAAGCTGCCTCGGAAGCCGTTTACCATATCAACCAAGACGCATCGTCCAAGAAGATTACCCATGCAGTGACCCTGTACGACTCCGACTTCGGTGTTGTCAATGTCATCAACGGCAACCCTTCCTGTATGCCCTCCGCTAACCGTGGTTATGTGGTGAATCCGAAGTATCTCGGTTTCAACACCCTGATCCCAATGGGTTCGACCCGTCTTGAGAACCAAGGTGGTGGCGAGCGTGGTTTCGTGGACATGGTTGGTACGCTTGTTTGTAAGCACCCCGGCGCACACGGCAAGATCGCTTACTAATCCGCAACTAAACACTAAAAGAAAGAAAATATTATGCCACAACTTGTAAATAACGAGCGTAGCCCCTACACGGATGTTGTTAAGATCACTGCAGCTGACCTCATTGCCATTGGCAATGGTGGAACTCGCGTGATTGCCTCGATCCCCGCTGGAGGTGCTGTTGAACTCTGCACGGTTACTAACACCGTTGACATCGTTGGTTCGTCCAGCCTTGTCATTGATGTTGGCACGACCATTGGAGACCCAGATGAGTTCATCAACGCTCTTGATGTTGACGCTGCAACTGTTGGTCTTCCAACCATCAACACTGGTGATACATTTACCGCAGGTACTGCGACCAGTGCTACTGGTCTTACCCAAGCCGTAAAGATCGTCTCTGCCGCCACCCCGGTCTACATCAAAGTGACCGATGCCGCTGTGGCTTCGATTACCGCTGGTGAGATCATGATTGGCTTCCGCATCTTGGATCTTACCAAGTTTGCCTAATCCCTGATAGCGGGGGGTGGGTTCTATCCCCATCCTCCGCTTTCTTTCAAACCAAACGATGATCTCTGAGGAGGCAATGACAGATGCGTTGGTAAAGGAGCTTTGCTCTGGTCGTCAACTCATGGAAACAAAACAAAAGTTCCGCGAAGTTTCCGCAGCCCAAGAAGCTGACACTCTCCGTGGAGTAAAAACAGGCGCGTTGGGCCGAGCCGTTGCGGTTGTCCCTGCGCATGAGTATTTCCTAATCCGCAACAAGTACGGTGAAGACGCATGGCATGACCGCGAGTTTATCCGCGACTTCCAGAAGTTTCACCCAGAACTTTCCCCTAACGCTGTCTAATGCAGACCAGAACCTACGCCGACCTGTTCTCGCTAATCCAAGCCCTGTGTGGCGTGGTGTTCGCCAGCATCGAGACTGGACGCATTAAGGCACTAATCAACCGCAGAGCGCAGAGGGCATATCGCTCCAGCAACTACTGGACACGCTTCCTCAAGATTGGAGAAGAGCGTTACCTTTCCAGCGACCCTATTGCCGCAACCGCTATCGTCTCTGGTAGTGGCTATTTTATCGCAACCGTTGGTAATACCGACTTTACCCTCATTGGTTCTAGCGCAAACACGGTTGGCGAGTATTTCGTCGCTACTGGTGCTGGAACTGGCACTGGCACGGCTCGCCCAGCACTTGGCTATGTCCCGTACACCGAGACTGGCAAGAGCAGCGTGGACACATTTTTGCGTATCTTTAAGCAAGCCCCGTACATCTCATCCTCCGTGCAGGAGTTTGACTATACCGTGACCGCTGAAGGCGCGACTCTGGTTGCTGGCGACCTAAACCCATCTACCGCATTCCTCACCTACAAGGCGCAGTTTGCAGATACCTATGGTGATGGTGCTGGTGAGACATCCAGCGTCCCCGCAGAGTGGTTCCAGTATCTAGCCCACGGCACATACGCCGACTACCTCCGTGCTGAAGGACAGCAGGAGAAGGCAGCACTTGCCGATCAAGAGGCTGAAGCACTACTCACGGAAGAACTCATCCGCCTCGACGAGAATCACACTAGCGGCTTCGTGAGCAATCGCATCCGCACTAACGCTAACATGCAACTTCGCTGGTAATATGTACGCATTCATTTTAGGAATATCTTTGGGTATGGGTGTTGGGGAAAGAATCCCCACCATCCTAACACTTAACGGGGACGCTCTCACCCTTGACGGAGACGCATTAGTACTTAATCTATAACAACCATGTCATTTACTGAATTTCCAATCCCAAGTGTTGAGCTTGTTTCTGTTGCTGCCGATGCGAGAAGCGCAATCAATGCAATGGCGAACACCAACGCCGCACTAAACACCGCAATTGAGGTTGACCTTCCAGCCACATTAGTTTCGCTGCAAGCGAGTGATGGGGAGAATGGTGCGTCTGACGCTGGAAAGCTTGCAAAGTTTGATGCCAATGGTGCGCTTGCGGTTAGCCAGTCCATCAACCTTTCTACCGCTGTTGGCTCCGTAGTTGACGCTGACGCAATTGGTATCTCTCAAGCGTCATCAGCCAACGCGAGCAAGAAGGCAACACTCGCAACCCTGTGGTCTTGGGTGGTGTCAAAGATCGGAGCAATCACCAGCATCAGCGCGGGTGGTGCGTGGACTTTTGGTGGTCAAGTGGAATTGAGCGCATCTCAAGCAGCGACCACTGCGAGAAGCGCAATTAGCCGCGCCATTGGCGATGCTCGTTATGGAACGACATATGTTGGAATCAAAGAAGAGAATGTGTCGTCTACCGACAACACCCCAATCAAACTGACATCCGTCACGCTTCCTATCGGCACCTATCAAATTGATTCCAACATTGCCGCGACCGCAGCAGCATCAAATGGTGGTTATCTTTTTGGTTTAAGGGCGAGTGCTAACATCAGAACTTCTCTGTTTGAGCAATATGGTTCCGATGGTGTTACCACATTAAACTCCGTAACCGCCAGCGATAGCACCACACTTACACAGCGATCAATCACAGCAGGAAATACACTGACCAACAAAAGGCAACTAATGGGGCTGCTTGAGGTTCTTACGAACAACACAGAGGTTTCCATTGAATTCAGTCAGACCACTACAACCCCAGCGGTTGCCAGCACCACAAGGAAAAGGTCTTACATCATTGCACGGAAAATCGCATAACAATTAAATTTACACATATGAAAACTACCGCACTCGGCATTCTCACTATCGTCGCAACGCTCGCTAATGTGGGCGTTCAAGTCCTCAAGGGTGGCGCACCCGACTTCATGGGCGCATTTGCCGCTGTCACCGCAGGCATCGGCCTCATCAAAGCACGGGACGCAAGCAAATGATCGCCGAACCCGCACGGGACGCACTACACGGCATCGTGGGCAGCGTAGCCCCAGTCCTCGGCCTAGTCACCTCGCTCCAAGAGCAAATGGAGTGGGGACTGCGTATAACCTCCCTCGTTATAGGCATTGTTGTGGGCTTGCTTTCTCTGCGGAAATTGCTCAAGAAGCGTTAATATAGACCAGCGGAATGCAATACACCCTCGGCAACATGCTCGGCAACGGCAGGGCTTTGACAAGGGCTGGCTTGCTCAACGGACTGGTCGCGTATTGGAAGCTAGAAGAGGCAAGCGGTACACGCTATGACTCACATGGAAGCTACGACCTAACGGAGAATGTTGGGATTGACAACGGAACTGGGGTAAAGGGCAACTGCGCTATCTCCAACAGCACCTATTCCGATGGAAGAAGTCTTTCCATCACCCCCGCTCCGTATGACTCTGTTGGATCAAGCTGGAGTCTATCTTTCTGGATATCGACCAATGGAGATCAGGATGCCCCTCAAATGTTCCCGAATGCTTGGGGTAATTGTTGCATATTTACAATCCCAACTATTGACGGGGATCGGGTTCTGCTTGGTCAAGTATGGAAAGACGGTCAAGATGGCGGGACTTACACGGATGTAAGCAAGTCTGGGATTTATGCTGGTGGCTTTGTTCATGTCTCCATAACTCATCACCTGCCCACGAAAACCGTGCGCGTGTACTACAACGGAGTTGAGGAGCATGTGGTAACCTACACTACGAGTCTTAATTCGGTTAGTGGAGCCAGCACTTACGAGAATACCATCCTGTCAATGTTTGCTGGGGATACTTCTGGGACGGGTTACGCTGGGCCGGGTAAGATGGACGAGGTTGGAATCTGGGAGAGGGAGCTAACTGCTGGCGAGGTATCTGCGCTTTACAATGGTGGTAGCGGGATCACTTACGAGGACTTCTGATTGTTGCCTTGCCATTTACGGCAAATAGTTTAAGACTTGTGCAGTTGGTCAAGGTGAGCTTGACCTATAGTGTAAATTAGGGTCATGAATCACCACCAGATTATCGAGCTTCAGAAGCGCATAGGAGCCACTCCAGACGGGTTCTGGGGGCCGAAGTCCATAAGGGCTTGTAAAGACCACCTGCGCGGCCTCATGCCCGTAGACCACCCTTGGCCGACCCAAGACCAAGGTGCGCTTACTAGATTCTACGGAAGGGCTGGCGAGGAGTCCATGCTGGTCAACCTAGCGGTGGGTGACCTAGACATCCGCTATGACGGAAAGAATGTGAAGTCCGTCCGCTGCCACCACAAGGTAGCTCCTAGCCTCCGCAGGGTGCTGGAGAACATCAGCAAGACCCCACATGCGTGGGTGCTGAAGGAGTACGCTGGCTGCTACAACAACCGCCCCATGAGAGGTGGTTCTCTGCCCTCCCTACACGCTAGGGGTGCCGCCATTGACCTTGCGCCAAGCACCAATCAGCTCCGTGAGCATTGGCCTAGCAGTGCCAACATGCCTATCGAGGTGATGGAGGAGTTTGCCAAGGA